CTTGCTAAATCCGAACCCGCGAAACAGTCAGCCCGCGTCGAGGGCGACAGCCGCCCCGTCATCGTCCGCGCGAAGGATGCGGGCGTCCACTTCGGCTATCTGACCGCATATGAGGGCCGCATGGTCTACGGCTCCGGCTACGGCTACGGCTCCGGCTACGGAGATGACTGAACCATGAGCCAGACCGAAATCTTCATCGAAACATCAGATCGCCGCACCGGCCGCGTCCGGGAAATAAAATTCCTCGGAACCGCCGCCGAGGCCGACGCCTACTGCCGCTCGGCTAACGGCATGTCGCGGAACGTCAGCTATCGGGTCGTCACGCGATGCGCCGATGCCGCCGCCGAGGCCGACGCTATCGAGCGCCGCGCCGAGCGCCTCGCAAGGGAGGGTTGATCCGATGCTGTCCGACAAAACCCGCGCCATTATGGCGCTTTCCCTCGAAGTCGAACAGGCCGCCCGCGACGGCGATTTCGTAACCGCGCGCGACAAGCAGGCCGAGCTGGCCGGCGGCGAAGGTTTCGCGCCGCTCATGGCCGAAGCCGTTGGCCGCTTCATCGATCGATGCCGCGAACAACAGGAGAAGGTCGCATGAGCATTACCACGCCCAAAATCATCGACAACGACGCGGGCGAAATTTCCGCCGTGCTCGACGGCAAGGAAATTCGCGCATGGTCCTATATGGGCGACGTCGTGCGCATCCAGAAAATGCGACAGGCGCACGAATTCGCCAATGGCTGGATTGCCGCGATGCGCCACGCCATCGACGCGCAGATCGCCGTCGCCGTCCAGCAAGCAGCGGAGTGACCGGCATGAAAGCGGAAATTATCAATCTCCACTCGACGGCGGCGGCCGCGCTGATCGTTGAAAGCCGTGTGGCGCGTATTCGGGCCAAGATCGCAATGGGCGACTTCGCGGCGGCTATCGCCGACATCGACGGCTTGCGAAATTTGCCTTTCGGCGACGGCGTGAGCGCTTTCATCCGATCCGAGGCCAGACGCCACGCCGATTGCCTCTCGGCGTCCATGATGCGTGCGCGCCAGCCAGAGCCGACAGGTGCGGCATGACCCGCGCCGGCGAAGCCGAAAAGAACGCCGCTCGCATCCTGCGCGCATTTGGAGCTTCATATCCCAAGATCGCGGATCTGTTCGGCCGCACGGTCGAGGCCGTCGCCGGATGGTGCGATCCCCGGCGCGGCGTCTCGCGACGGCGCGCGAACAACAAACACGCCGCGCGCTGCCGTGCGGCAGGCTTGCCGTATCGATCGCCGGAGGTGCTGCGCCGCTCGCAATTGCGCAGGAGCGCGCGCGAGGAAGCCAAGGCGACAGGCGAGAACGTCGAGACGATTTATAGCCGGTGGGGCGTCGCATGACCGCCTATTACAATGAAATAGACGGAGCCGCTGCGCATGTCCTCGAAAGCCTTATCGAAGCTGGCACAATTGCAAATGGCATCGTGGACCGCCGATCAATTCGGGATGTTCGGCCTGCCGATCTCGACGGATTCACGCAATGCCATTTCTTCGCAGGTGGCGGATTGTGGAGCGTCGCCGCACGGCTCGCCGGATGGCCCGACGATAAGCCGCTGTGGACCGGATCCTGCCCGTGCCAACCGTTCTCGGTCGCGGGAAAAGGCGCCGGTACAGACGACGTTCGGCATTTGTGGCCCGACTTCTTTCGCCTCATCCGTGCCAGACGGCCCGCTGTCGTCATGGGAGAGCAAGTTGCGGGAAAGGCTGGCCGCGATTGGTTCCACGGAGTCCGCACTGATCTGGATGGCGGCGGATATGCCGGACGGGCGGTCGATATCCCGGCTCTCGCCGTGGACGCCCCCCATATCCGCCAACGGCTCTATTGGATCGCCGTGGCCGACGCCGCAAGCGAGGGACGGCTTTCCGCCGCACACAGCGGAATATGTGGCCAAGCACAAGGCGAACGGCCACGGCATGTCGAACCTGAACGACACTTTGAACTTCACGGGGGCGCTTTGGCCGACGCCGACCGTGGCGGATGCGCAGGGCGGTCATCTGTCGAGATCGGGAGCGCGAGGGAACGAGTTGCTGTTGAATGGGATGATGAAAGCGGCGTGGACAACGCCTCTCGCCTCGGATGTGGCGAAACAGTCAGAGAACCCCGAAACAACAATACGGAGGCTCGCGGCAGGCCGGCAGGTTGGATTGAACGCGCATATTGCGCTCACAGAGTACGCAACGGCTCTTATTGGTCCGACGCCGATTGGATCAAATGCCACGACGGAAAAGCGCGGCGCACCAAACCCGACCTTCGCCTGCTGGTTGATGGGATGGCCGGACGAACTGATCTCTGGCGCATTGCGGGGAATAGCATCGTTCCGCAGCTCGCGGCGGAAGTCCTCCGGGCGTTCCTCGAAACCGAAGGGATAGCCGCATGAACGCGCCTCTGGTTTACACGCCCGACGAGGCGGCGCTCGTTCTCAAGTGCAGCCCGGCGCATGTCCGCGCGATGATCGGACGCGGGGAAATTCCGGCTTTCCGTCTTGGCGGGAAGCTGCTTAGAATTCGCGCCGAGGATCTGGAGGCGCTCACATGCCCGTCGAATACAAGCTCCAGCGATTGCGCGGCGGATGGTGCATCTCCGCCTATGAAGGCGGAAAGCGAGTCAGCCGCCGACAGCTTGACGCGGGCAATGCGGCAGATGCGGCGGTCGAGTTCGCGCAAACCGTCGCCATCGCCAGCAAACCCGTCGACCCAACCGTGAGCCAGATATGGGCGGCCTATCGCGCGGATCGGGCAGGGCGCCGCATCGCGGAAAACATGGAGTGGTCAGGCCGCGCAATCCTGCCCGTGTTCGGCGCCATGAAGCCCATGGCGATTGAGGCGAAGGACTGCCGCGCCTATGCAAAGGCCAGAGCGAAGGCGGGGCGCCAGTCTGGTACGATCTGCACCGAGCTGGCGCACCTTCGCGTGGCGCTCGCATGGGCGGTCAAGGCGCGCATCATTCGAGAGGCGCCCTATATCGAGCGCCCGCAGTTGCCGCCGCCCAAAGAGCGCCACCTGACGCGCGGCGAGGCTGAGCGCGTGATCGCCGCCGCCGTCGCGCCGCATGTGCGCCTGTTTATCGTGCTCGCGATCTCGACCGCCGCTCGAGCGACGGCATTGCTTGAACTAAAATGGGACAGGATCGACTTCGAGCGCGGCCTGATCGTGCTGGGCGACCCTGACCGGACGCGGCGCCAAAAGGGCAGGGCGACGGTCCCGATGACGAATACGGCGCGCGCCGCGCTGTCGGCGGCCAAGGAAGGCGCGCGGACGGAATTCGTGATCGAGCACGGCGGCGCGCCGATCAAGAGCGCGAAGAAAGGCGTTGCGGAGGCCGCGCGCCGGGCTGGCGTCAAGGGATGTACGCCGCACGTCTTTCGCCACACGGCTGCCGTGTGGATGGCGGAAGACGGCGTCCCGATGGCGAAGATTGCCGCGCTGCTAGGCCATTCGGACGAAAACACCACGGCGCGCGTCTATGCGAAATTTTCGCCGGATCATTTGAGAGGCGCGAGCGCGTCGCTGGAAATGAAAATTTTGAAGTGAGGGAATGATGGACAAACTAGATACCGTAATCCAGCAATTCGGAGAGTATGCGGAGCGCGTCACAGATGACCTGCTCCACTACAAAATCGTGGCCGCCAGCGCCCTGCGTGTCGCGGATGAGCGGCAGGATCGCATTGATGAAATGGAGGTCGAGATCGAAGGAAACAACGAGCGCATCAGGCAGTTGGAAGCTGCGCTTGATAGGATTGAAAAAAACGACACGATCCGCATTGAAGAACACGATCCAATATATGGGAAATTTGCGCGGATCGCACGCGATGCCAAAAATGGAGTGCTCCAAGGTTCAAGCGAACCCGTCTCCGTAGCGCAAAGCCCTTTAGATGGCGCTGATACGTGAACACAACGCGCACATGGCACAAACGAAGCGTGAAAAACATGGGGCGCGCTCTATTGGTAAGGGAGAGGTCCGGGGTTCAAATCCCCGTCGCAGCACCATTAAAATCAACGGTTTAACCCATTAAAATAATGTGATCCTAGGTTCATTTGAACCTGTAAGGATTGCTTACAGGTTCAAAAACGCACAAAAAAGCCCCGCCAGCGCGAGCCAGCGGGGCTATCGTCCATCCCCTGCGTCGTGTCAGCAAAACAGGGAAGGGGCGAATTTCATGGCGTGCCGAACCAGATCAGCAGCGCGTGCCATTTCGCGGCGACGATGACGCCCGCGCCGCTCGCTCCAAGGAGACCGACGCCAACCTTGCCGATCTTCGCGACGCCGCGCCCTTCCACCATCATGTTGTACATCGCGTCGATCTTCGGTTTCATGTCGGCGAGCTGGTGTTCCAGGATCGCGACGCGTTCGTGCATGTCGGGGGATTCGTCGCAGGCTGGAGACATGGCGCGGCCCTCACTTGCGCGGCTTGTCGATTGGGAGCGTATCGAGCGCGACGCCCGTAAAACGCTCATAGGTGCGCAGGCCCGCAATCGAGGTCCAGACCAGCAGGAACGAATTTACCAGCGTGTCAGGGAGCGGCGGCAGATGCACGGCGAAGGCCGCGACCTGGTAGATGAAGATGGCCGGCCCGAAAGCCCAGCCGGCGGCCGGGCGCCAGCCGCCATAATAGAAGCGAAGCCATGAAGGCCCCGGCGCGTTCAATTCCGCGTTGTTCTGATCGACCTGCAATTGAGCGAAGGCGAGCGCGGTCTTTCGCGCATCCTCCAGCGACGCCAATTTGTCGCTCGACTGCGAATCTGTGGTAACGCGCTCGGTTATCGTGGCCGGCGGCGCATCGGCGGGAAGGCCCAGCGACGCGGCGATCTGGCCGACGACACTTCCCGCGACATTCCCGGCAATGGCGCCCGCCGGTCCGCCGATCAGGCCGCCGAGGATTGGCAATCCCTTTTGCAGCAGTGACGCAGCGAGGGCTTCAAGGTCTTTCGGATCGAACGCCATATCAGGATTCCTTTGCGACTGCGGAAAAGGCGGCGGCGCGCTGCGACTGGCGCCATGCGATGAAGGCGAGAATAGCGACGCCAAGCACGGCGACGACGGCCAGAACGATGATGGTGGAGTGCGAGCCGCCAGACGACGCATGGACGGTCGCAACTGATCCCGTCACGGTCCCGTGAGCCGCCGCGCTCGCGCCGGCTTTATCACTGCTTGCCGACGCGGCGGATGCCTCTTTTTTCAGGGCGGGCGGGATTGCGGCGGGCGCGACGCCAGAACTGGCCAGCGCCCATTTGACACCGAGCGCCTCGATTTGCGCGACGCGGGCGCCCCACCCCTTGCCAAAAAAGCGCCATGTGCGCAGGCCGTGCAGGATCGACCCCCGCCGCCCACAGATCGCCTTGACGCGAGGGGCGGGCGCAAGGCCAAGCGACGCCGTAAGCGCTTTCTTGGCCGCGCCGACGCCGCTGTTCACGCCATAGTCGAAAGCCGCCAGGTCAACGCCGGCAGGGAGCGCGTCGCCGCCAACCGGCGCCCAATACCCGTCCCGGTAGATGCGCAAGACTTCGGCGTCAGAGATATGCTTCAGATCGTCAATCGTCGCGCCGGGCTCGTAGCGCCGAAAGGTCGCGAGCGTGACCCCCTCCATCGTCGCGCCGCCGGGGTCGTGTGCATCGTTTGAGAATTTCCCCTCAAATCGCAGAGTGACGGGTAAGCATGCTGATAGATCGGACATTAAAAACCCTCCTCAAAATCGCGGATTGCCCGGCAACGGGATGCCATTTAAAGCCGTCAGCGCGGGCCCTGGGCGCGGACGCCGCGCGCGCACGATCCAGTCGCTGCACCAGGAGCGCGCTGTGACGGGATCGACGCCTTCCGCGCGCACCGGACATCCGGTCTCGAACAGGTTGCAATTTTCGCAGGCAGGCCCGAGCTGCGGGCTATCGTGTGTGATTGAACGCGTCATGGTCACCGGTCCGGCATGATGGTGGAAACGAGATAGGTCAGCGCGCCATTGCCGCCGATTGTCTTCTTGGCGCGCCAGAACCATCCGGGAGGCACGCGCGCGGAAATCGTCGAGTTGAGAGCGGCGGGAACGGATACCGGCGTCGCCAGATATTGCGAGATGGCAGAATAAATCGCCCGACTGTCCTGCAAATCAATCTGCACCGAAACATTGCCTGTTGTCCCCGGCACAAGATTAAACGTCACATAGACAATGATCGGGACTCCATAATTATTCTGCAACAGAGAATTATCTGTAATAGATACTGTAAGCGGAAGGTTTATATTCCCACCGCACACCACTTCATTGAGCACGCCGCCCCAGGTGATCGAAACGCCGTTCGTTACGTCATTGCCGATTTCCACGCGGTTTTCGACCGCCGATCCCTTGAATTCCCAGACGCCATTCACGAAGCCGACGCGAAACGTATTGTAGGAGCCGCCAATGGTCGCGCACCTGCCGGAAGCGCCCGCCGCCGACGATGGCGCATCGAGGGTCCATTCGTATGTATTATTATTGTCGTTGGAGGCATCGACGTTGGCATTGATGACATTGGCGAAGCTATTCTGGATGTAAACAAAGTTATCATTGAAGGCGCCCGTCGCCGCATCGACCGACGCCTGTTGATAGCCTACGCCACCAAAAGCAACTTGCCCGAAAGAGTAGTAATTCATCTGGTTTTGTTGGCCGCCCGAATAGGTCACGGTGCGGGAGGATGCGGCCAGCGTTGTCGACGCATTGGAGACCAGCGTGACTTGGGTAGCGGAAATATAAGACGCGATATACGTCACCAACGTCGCGCCAGCCGCGCCCGCGCCAGGGACGGAGATGTTCTTTCCAACATCGTTCGCAGTGAAGGCCGCGCCAGCGATGGTCAGGGTGTTTGTGCCCGACGCGATTGAGCAATTGGCGGTAATCGTCGTCGTGAACGGCGACGCCGTATTGGTCTGGTCCATGTAAATGTTATTGCGCGTGAACGCTATAACTGTCCCGATTTCAATTTTTGAAAATTGAACGCATCTGAAAACCGCGCCGTCGCAACCAGAGCCATTGACCGACGCCGGGAGCGCCAGATTGCCGTTCTTGGCGCGCACTGTGCCGATTTTAATGTCGTAGCCCCAATTGCGGTAGGATTTGACATTGCCGAAGATGATGCAAGCGCCGGTCGTCGGCGTATAAAGCAGATAAGGAATATGAAACTTGATCGGAACCGTCGTCGTAAGCGTTGATCCGATGGCATAGACTTGCCCCGGAAGACCAACGACTTCACCTGCCCGCCCCTCGGTCGCGATGCCGACTTGCTGCGCATAGTTGATGACATTTTGCATGGCCGTACTGTCGTCGGTCACGCCATCGCCCGTCGCGCCCAATTGCTCGGGATAGATCGTCGGGCTTTTGATGACCCAATAGGCTCCGTCTGCGCTTTGAAAATAGGCGGCATGAGACGGCGCGGAACCGGCGCGCCGATAGAGCGCGCCGCCGATCCCAGGCGTCGTGTAGCCGAGCGTGACGACTGTTTGAATCGAACCGTTGATCGAGGCCGCGACTGCCGTCGCGCGGTTGTCGAAATATTGCGTGGCGCCGGAAACCAAAGCGGACGGCTGCACTCTTTGCCATGTGCCGCCGGTGAACAGCACATAGTCGCCGCCGTTCCATGACGAAATGCCGTTAAGCGTCGTCGAGCCGCCGACAGAAACGACGTAATAGGTGTTCGACGTGCCTGTACTGGACGTCAGCGTCGGCGTGTTGGTCGCGGCATTCCAAGTCCCGATGCAGGAGATCGCGCCCGTGAGCGACGCCGGCAGGTTGGCGACGGTAAGTTGCGGGATGTCTGACGCTAGCAGGGCGCGAAATGAGGGCGTCCCCGCCGACCCGCCGGGCGTCGCCCATACGCTGGCGGCAGGGTTTGAGGCCGTCGCGATTTCGAGCGCCCCAAGCCGTGAATCAGCATCCGTGCCGAAAGCGCGAATATCCGCTTTCGCGGGCGGGTTATAGCCGCTGGTCGGGACGCCATCCGTCACGAAATCGCGGAATGCGGCATCGCAGAGCGCCTTGGTGCTGCCCATTGCAAAAGCTCCAGATTTTCGGGGGTTTTAGAAAACTTCGATCAGATCGAGCGTCACGTCGGCGACGCCGCCAATCGTGATTTTCTGCCGCGCCGTGTCGTCCGCGCTAAGCCGCATCATGCATTTTGGATTTTCAAAATCGAGCACGGTCCCCGCGCCCCATGCGGCGCGAAGCGGCGGCGAAAACGCGACCGTATAACTGTTGACGCCATTCCAGACGACGCCGGTCACGATATGCATTTCGGTCCCGCCGACGCCGAAATATTGCCCCGGCTGAGGCTCGCTGATCGTGCTGACCAAAATAGACAGGGCGCCACGCGCCGCGCCTGCGCTTAGCGTAAGGGGACCGGAAAGGGGAAGTGCATCGAATGATGCCCCGTCCGAAAACAGAGTCCCGTCCGAAAACGCCACAGTCATAATCTCGTCAATGACAGACGGCGTAAGTTGATCGAACGGCCCGATGATGAGTGACCCGGAGCGGCCATTCAATGCGGCGGCGAGGGCGCGCCAGAACAACATCCGTTTCGGGTCTTTGGTTGTTCCCCAAATCCGAAACGTCATGCTGGCGCGCCAGCGTGCGGCAGGCGTCGCGACAATCCTCTCATTCCCTAGGATCGTCTGGCCGCCAGATTTGGTCGGGTATTCGATCCACCAATCGATAGAATTCGGCGCGATATAATCGGGCCAGGCCAGCGCCGTCATTTCACACCCCGATCATTAAGGGACAGACCGCGTCGTCGTCGCGCACCACGAACTTCGAAGTGTCGAAGGTGCGACGAATTTTGCTCTGATGTCATAGGAATAGCCGTCGCTGACGACGCCGGAATTCACCGACCAAATACCCGGCGCCGGGTCTATTTCCGTCCACGCGCCGGAGCCGGCCAAAGCCCATTGCACCACGAGGCTTAAAGTCGTGTCCGTCGGCGTCGCCGCCACGATGCCCAACGAATGCGCCGTAGTGCCCCCATAGGTTCCGGCAACCACGGTAACGGTCAGAACAGGGACGGAGATTGTCGGCGTCACCGATCCGGGCGGCGCTGTCGACGGCGTCGCGCCTTCTTCCACTGCGGGGGCCCAGTCGTAAGCCGCGCTCGAAAGCGAGACCACGTCCAGATCCACGCGGGTATAGTCCGCCGCAATCGTCGCCTTGGTGATAAAAAAATTTTCTGTGAGGCCGAGGTCAGCCGATGGGAACGCCACCGTAATGATGCGCTCGCAGATGGCGTTGAGGCCGGAAATGTCTAGCGAGATTTGACCTTCCCAGGCTGGGTTGGCCTTCGCCGCGTTGATCTTGGCGAGCCTCCGCGCCTGCGATGGGCTTGAGACCATATCGAGCTGAAGCGACGTCGCCAGCGAGCCGAGAATACCCTCAGAAACAACATCAACCCAAGGCTCTGCTTCGATCAACTGGAAATCGTGCAACGGCGACGTGTACGTGATCGTCGTCCGATTGAACGTGACCATTTTCCCCGCGCCCTGCGTCAGGGAAAAGGCCAGGATGGAATCGCCGCCGAAGGTCAGCGTCGGATCGGTCCACTTTCCGCCGCGAATGCCGATCAGCCCGGCTGGCGTGCGATAAATTTCTCCGTCGCAGGTCGCTAGTAGGCGCTGCATGACGCCGACAGGTTCATCCGTGAGCGTGTAGGTGCCGTCGATGCGATAGCGGTATTCGGCGCCGCCTGCGGCCAGCGAGACCAATTCGTCGCAGAGGTTGGCGAAGTCTATGAAGGTCTGGACGTCAATGCGAGATCGATCTTTTCCACGCCCGTCCGGGTGCCGCAGATAATCGAGGATGCAGAGCGCCGGATTTTGCGACCATGCCCATGTGGACGGATTGTCCCATGTGTCGTCGGGATTTTGCGCGCCGTCGCGCGGGTCCCAGACCTTCGCCATGCGCGCCAGCACGCGGAGCGTCGCTTCGCCATTCTTGTAGTACGACAAGAAGTCTTTTTGCGCGACCGATCGATAAAGCACAACCGTGTAGCAGATGCCTTTGGCCGTATCCGTGCTGGCCCAATCCGGGATATATGTCGCCGCAAGAGCCGACTCGGTCTGGACGCCCGTGCCTTGCTGCGTTTCGACCGTGACAAGGCCACCATAATTGACGACGGCCTGAGCGGAGCCGAAGGCAAATCCGTAGCTGAATGTCCCGTAAACATCGTCGAAAATATAAGCCTCGATAGCGTCGATTGGCCCCAAGCAATGCGCGAGGATCGACGCGCGAAACGATGTCCCGCTCGAATAAACGTTGTCCCAATAAATCCGCGCGCCGCCCAGCATGGCGCGGCCGTAGCCCCGCACGCGCGCGGCCGTAGATTCGTTGATCGTCGTTTGCGTCGATTGGTTTGGCTGCGCCGGTTTCGGCGTCAGCAGAGATGCCGCATAGGACAGACCGACAGACAGCGCGATGCCAGAAACTGTCGTCAGCAGCGAGCTACCGCCAAGCAGCGCGGTCCCGCCAAGAGCGGCGCCAATGCCGCCCAGCGCCGACTCCGCGCCACCGACGATGATAGGGATAATAGTCAGGGCCTCGGGCATCAGATCGCCCAGGCCATGACGCAGGGCCACGCGGCTACTGCGAGGCCCTGCGGAGCCAGCGCCGCCCAGCGCGTGCCCGTGCAGATCGCCGCAGTCGCCTCGCCTCGCGAGCCCGTCAGGACAATGCCGACGTCGCCCCGCTTTGGGCTTTGTGTGGTCAAGAAGTCGGCCATTGTCTCCCTCGCCAGGGCCCGAACATCGACGCACGCCGGGTCGAATTCGCCCGTGCGCCAGCCTGCCGCCGGATCGTGCGCGGTCTGCGACACAATCCAGTCCGCGACCCAGATCATGCAATTCCGCCCGGACCAGTCGAACGCCTCGCCCGTTGCCGCGCGGAGGTAGGTTGTCAGGGCATCCATTATTTTTTCCGCATTTGTAAAAATAACGCTTGCATAAATTTCCAAATGTGTTAGTTTTAATCATCGAAAGGGAGCAAGCAAATGACCAACGAAAAAACCATCAGCCAAGCCGCCGCCGAAACCCTGGCCGCGATTGAAGCCTACCTCGCCCAATTCAAATGAAACCAAAAGCGGGGCTTCGGCCCCGCCCTCCACTCAAACGGGAGCAAGCAAATGTCCCCTAAAATGCAAATCGTCTGGCAAGTTCTTGAAGCAGCCAAAGACAATCGCGACGAAATGGTCATCGCCGCTTGCCGCCGATTGATCGAAGCCAACCGCCTCGGATGGCGCAAGCATCACATTGCCGCCGATTACGACCTTGTTCAGGAATTGGCCCAATGACCCCCGCCGACTTCGCCGCCTTCGTCGCGCTCATGAAAGAGCGCGGCCTTTCCAAGGGCGACATCGCCACGCGCCTCGGCAAGCCGGCGAGCCGCATTTCCGACTATCTGCGCGACGGCACAGACCAAACGATGGCGCTGGCCTGCGCGGCCCTCGCCGCCGGGCTTAAGCCGTGGCCCGCCCATCGGCGATCTACCAAGGCTGACGCAGCATCCTGAATTTCATCAACGGGCGAAATCTCATCGACGTGTCGCCGGGATATCTGGACCGCTGGTCCGCGTCCGTTATCAGGCCGAACGGCGCGCGACGACGGTCCGCATTTTCGCCTTCCGCCGTCAATGTGATAACGCGCGAGGATGGACCCGTCGCCTTGAATGTCATCACGTCCATGACGCCAGACCAGATCGCCAGCATGGAGCCGAGCGGCGCCATTGGAACGTCGCCAGTGACATCGAAAAACTGGCAATAGACCGTCACCGCCCGCCCGCGCACGAGGTTCGAGGCATTTACCGCGAGGCTCTGCATTTCCGCCGTGACGCCGGCCAGCGTGAAAGTCACGGCTTGCGCCGCGTCCGTCGTCGCGAGCGCGAGGCCCTCGATTGATCCGAAGTCGCCTGAACCGTCCCAATCGTAGCCTCCGACCGTGAGCGTGCCGAAGCCCGGCCACATGCGCTTCGGGTCGCCTGCGAAATCGAAAAAGACCAGCGGCACGGCGCCAATCGCGCGCCCGGCCATTTTGGCGTTGATGGCGGAATCGAACAGCGCCATCAGCCACCCCGCAACTGGATTTCATTGATACGGCCCGGAAGCACGGCGCTGGAGAAATGCCCGAGGCCTGCCGATACGCCTTGCTGGACCGCGCGCATGATCGCCGCATCGCCGTTCGCGCCGGCCAAATTGATGTTGATATGCTGTTGCGCGCCGCCGCCTGACGATCCGCCGACATTCGGAACAATCGAGCCGCCGCCGTTCGGCTGGAAAAGCTCAGGGCCGCGCTCGCCGACGACATAGGCCTTGCCGCCCATGACTGGGCCGCCGTCCGCCTTGAAGCCAGAAAACAGCGACTTGAGACCGCCTCCGATCAATCCGCCCGATCCCGCAGCTCCGCCGAAGATCGAAGCGAAAGAACCTTCTCCCATCAGTGCGCCCTTGAGCACGGACGATGCCATGTTTTGCAGCAGGCTTTTCAGCGTGTCGTTCAGCTTTCCGCCCTTGACGATCAGTTGATCCATCGCATTCGCGAAGGCGTCCCCCATCGCCTGCGACGATTGCTCTAAGCCCTTTGTCTTGTCGTGCAAGTTTTGAGTCTCGACGGCAGTGTCGGCGATTTCCTTCTTTTGCTTCTCGGACAGCGTCAGCCCGTCCCGATCCGCCGCCGCCTTGGCCTGCGCCAGCGCCACGGCCTTCGCGCGCTCGACGTTCGATAGCATCCATGTTTCGGATTCGGCCTGTGCGACATCTTTGGCTTTGTTCAGGCTGTCGATGTAGCGGTCGATGCTATCTTTCGCGTCCGCCGTGTCTTTCGCCGCCTTGCTGCCGCCGCCGCTGCTTTTGTCCGAAGGGATGACGGTTGACGCTGGGTTGAAATATTTCTTGAGCGCATCCTTCGCCGCCGACGCCGATCCTGTCGGCGTCATCCCCGGAATTGTGCCGGTATCGAGAGCGCCAGCCCACGGCGCATCGGCGGAAGCGCCGACGCCACCTTTGCCGCGAAAGCCTTCGCCGGGCTTATCGATCAACCCCTTTGAATCCATCCATTCGACAAGGCGCCTGAAAATATCGGAGTTGCCGATGTCCGTCATTTTAGCCTGGAGCTTATCAAACAAGCTGACGACATTCATGATGGCCGACTTCCAACCGATGGAAAAATTATCCATCGTAGTTTTCCAGCCGATGTCGAATTCATGCGCCCTCTTGACCATGCCGTCATCGATGGCCGCGCCCGCTTTTTCCGCAGCGGATTGGACTTCCTTGATCTTTTCCGCGCCCTGTTCAAAAAAGGAAATCATGTCCTTGTCGGAACCGATGGCGCTCAACAGAACGAGCTTGTCTTGCTCCGTCTTGGCGTTGCGGACGAGGTTCGCATAATCGGCCAAAAGCGACATGGTCGAGCGCAGATTGCCTTCGTTATCCTTGAGCTTGATCCCGTTGGCGTCGAGAATTTTGGAAAACTCGTTTTCATCCCGGCTCGCGTCGTTCGCCGCCTTGGCGATGCCCTGAAGCGCGGTCGTCATCCCGTCGCGCGTGCCGCCCGACATGACCGCCGCGCGCTGGAGGTTTTGCAATTGCTGGAGAGAGACGCCGGCCAGTTTCGCCGCGCCGTCAAGCTGGCCCAATTCGGCTATGGTCTCCCGCGACATCAGGACCATTGCGCCAAGTCCGACCGTGGCGAGCGCCGCCGTTCCGAGCGCGATAGAGAGGATTCTCACGCCAACAGTCGCGCGCGCCATCGCCTGAACGAGCGCCGTCCCGACGCCTTGGACGATGGTGACGTTGGCGCCGGTCCAGGGCCCGTAATTATAGGCAGCGTTTCCGACCTTTTCGCCGAAGTCCTTGATGCGCGCCGCCGTCGAAGCCGCCGCCGCCTCAACGGATTTCAGGCTGTTGGTAAGCTCCTGGCCCTGCTGTTTTGCCGCCGCGCCCGCCTGCTGGAATTGCGCCTTGATCCCGTCAAGCCCCGCTTTCAGGCTCGAAGTGTCGGCCTTGAACTGGTAGCTGATGGCGCCAACGGTTGCATCGGTCATGATTTCAGCCGCCCTTCATCGTCCAGTCGCGCGAACAGCGCATCGACTTCCGCCCGCGACGGAGCGCCGCGAACGCCGCGACCCGCCTGCTTCACGCCCTTGCTTTCCAAAAGACCGTCAACGGCGGCGAAAAATTCCGGCAGGCTAAGCCGCCAGAACACGTCAGGCGAATAGCGCAGCGCGCCGAGGCCAAGCCTCATCCACGCTTGCCAGCGCGCTTTGCCGCTAAAGGGGCGTCGTCGCTCCCGGCCTCGGCCTCCGGGCGCTCGGACAGGCCAGACGCGCCCATGAGGTCGCCGACAAACGCCATGAAGTCGGGAACCGTCATGTGCAAGATGGCGAGGCCGATTTCTTCCGTCAAAACAATGCCGTTGCCCTTCAAAACCGCAGTTACGAATTTCGTGAGCCGACGCGCCGAAAGCTTCTCGAAATTCAGCGCGTCTTCAAAGTTCTCGACGCCGAAAGCGTCCTCCAGCTCGGCCAGCGCGCCCAATCCGAGCGCGACGCCGTAATCCTTGCCGCCAAGCGTGATCTTGGCCTCGCCGCGCGCCCTGTTCGCCATGCGCGCCGCCTTACGCCGATTGCGCGGGCAGGAGGATCGCCGCCAGCGTCAGATTGGTGATGACGCCGGTATTGGCGAGCGTGATCGTGGCCGTCGCGTCGATGTAGGCGGCGGGGATCGGGCCGATCAGCTTGTCGCCAGTCGTCGCCGGGACGGTGACGACGATAGCCGGGACTGCGACGACGCCGACGCCGGGGACGCGTGCCGTGAGAGGCGATACGGGATTGATCGTGATCGTCGCGGTCGCGGCGTTAGAGTTTTTCGCGTGAATATAGACGCGCTCGTTGGTCGTCGCGCCGGGGATGGTATCGGACGCGGTCGCGGCCTGATAGGACGGCGTGGCGCCTGCGACGGTGATAGTCTGGATTGCGATGGCGGACATGGGGGATGCTCCTAGGCGTCAGGATCAGGAATAGGTGAAGGTGGGTTGACCAGATGACAAAAGCTTGCCTTCGAAGGTTACGGCCTCATTGAAAGGGCCATCGGCCTTGAGATTATCGACCAGGAAAGTCCCGTCGATCTGGACGCCGTTGGTGACAAGCCGGATGGTTTGCAGCGCGCTGGTCGTGACGGCGGAAAACAGCGTCTTGTAAGCGGCGTCCGTCTGGCAGAGGCCGGCGAAGTCGATGTCCAGCGATTGGATGCCAGCGCCGCCAAGCAGTTCGCGCCAGCGGCCCGCGCTGTCCGCCGTGGTCACGTCGATGTTGGTGTTGTTCGCGGTGAACGATCGCGTTTTCAGACCGCCGACGGCCACATAGGCGCCGGCGACAAGGATAGACAGCGCCCAAAGACGCCCCGCAGATGCAGTCATGATTTATGCTCCGATTTTCAGGGGTTTTCAGGCGTGGTCGACGACAACGCGCACCGTGACGACGCCGTGAAGCGTGGCGCCGTCAGGATCGTGATAGGGTCCGATCTGGTTCGTGACCCTGCAAAAGACGCAATGGAATGGCGCGGCTGGCGCGAGATTTGCCGTGTGCATAATCTGGCGCACAAGCCCCATAATCTGCATGGCCATCGCGGTTTCTGGCGTCTGCGAAGTCGGTTGATGCCAGATATGGAGGTCAATCTTGAGGTCTTGGCCGTCTTCGGTCGCGGTCGAATAATCGCCGCCTGACGGGCTCATTTCAATGTACGGCGTCGGACAGGAGGACGGCGCCATAACCATTACTTTGTTGCCGGCAAGCAGGCCCGGCAATGTCGCGTCAGCCAGCAGCGCCGTTCGGATCGCCGCCAGTGTCGCGGCAGTTGCGTCTAACGGGAGTGATGCTGCCATCGGAATGCCTCACTTCCCATTCGCCGGACTGGCGCCGCCGCTCGAATTCCAGATCGTCCAGCGGCACGCGCGTCACGCAAAACCCGATGTCCGCGACGGCGTCCTTGGTCGCCTCGTCCAGCCAGACGCCGCGAAGCTCGTAATTGATCCCGAAAGATATTTTTGCCATCAGGCTTTCAGAGCGGCGTCAACGTATGCGCGGACGATCTTCTCGGCTTTCGGCAACACCTTTTCGACAGCCGGGCGCATGAAGGGACGCGCCGCCATTTTCCGCGTTCCGTATTCAAGATGCACCGCGTAGGGCGCATCCGCAACCAACTCGACGGCGCGACGATCCGCGAGCGGGACAGAAACCAGAATGGACATGGCGAGGCCGCCAAGGTCTGTCGCCGGAGCCTCGCCGGGCGCCGATGCCTGGTGCGTGCGCTTGGGGTTGTAAAGCTGATAGACGATGCCCGTCTTTGGGCCTTTCTGGACAGACCGAATTGCGTTGGCCTGCGCCATGAACGCAACCGCCGTAAGTCCGTCATGAGCGCCAGCCTCGATCTTCGCCGCCGCGCCTTCGATCTTGCGGAGCGCGGCGTCCAAGCCGGTCAAGGTAATGGTGATGTCGGTCATTTACTGCGGCGCAATTGGCGTGATGACGGAAAGCGCATCGGTTTTTTGCTTGCCAAGCGCGATGTTGATGACTTCCTGTTTGATCGACCCAAGCCATGCGTCCGCCGCCGTGGTGGCCGTGGCCGTTGACGTCGCCGCCTCAATCCCCGCAATAAACGCGCCCATGTCCGCCTGCGTCAGGGTCATGGATCGCGTGAGGGTACCAGTGGCGCCGGGCACGGCCGAGACGATCTGAACCGTGATTGAGTCCGCAAAGGCCGGCGATGCGGCGAATAGGGCGAAGGCAAGAATAAGCCGTTTCAGCATTGTCAGAACCCGATGCATTTGTAAGTAAGCGTGTCTGCGGTTCCAGTGTTAACGCCTGCCAACGTGAATGTCGCGCTTGTCGTTGCAAGCGCTGTCTGGTTGAAAACCGCCGTTGGGGTTGTAAGGTCTTTCAGGTCGCAGTTATAGCCATTCGGAACTGCTGTAAAGCCAGCGAGAATGACCGTCTGACCGACTGTACATGCTGTAGTGTTAACGGTGAATTTACCGGCCATTGAACCGCCAGTGGCCGCATTAAGCGTGGTGCATGTGCCAGTATTAACGGTCGGCACCGTGCCAGAGGCGTACATGAAGCCAGATAACTGAAGGCCAGAGATAATAAAACGGCTGGACCCGGCATAAGGAACAAATGCGACAGGCGATCCAACACTGTTGGTGAGAGTAATGTTGTTATTTGATCCCTGCCCGCCGAGCACTAAACCGTTTGTGGCGGACGTATATACTGCGCCCTGCCCGTTGACCCCGAATGTAGGCGCCGAAACCAAGCCGCCGATGCCGAGTACACCCGCGTTCGTCCCCGGAGCCCATGTCGTCGTTCCGCCAAGGATCGTTGTGGTGTTGGCCGGTGGAGAGGCGAGGCCCGCGCCGGAAAAGGCGGTTGTGGATGAATGGCCGATAGCGCCGGTGAAGGTCTGCGCTGCGCCGAGGGTTGCAAACGTATCGGTGCCCGTTCCGGTCGCGGCAGGCGTTTTATAGGTCCACGTTCCTGTGCTGGTACCTGATTGGATCGTGTCGTAGCCGGTCGAGGAGCCCTCAAGATAGAGGGTTTGTACGGAGGCAGATGCCCACCAAGAGGCCGACGAAGCAAGACCAAGATTGCCCGTGTTGGTCGTCAATGGGACAAAATTATTGACCGCGCTAATTTTGTAAAACGCAGTTCCGTTGCCACCAAGATTTAGCTGCTGCCCAACGCCAGCCAAAATGCCAAACGCCGAGGAATTGGCTCCGGTGAGCGTATTGCTCGACGCCGAGATGCCGGTATCAAGCAGTGATGCGCCTGAGGTCGAGTTCCACGCCGGGAGGTTGCCCGAAACGGTTGTTCCAGGCCCGGTTACGCCGCCGCCAGCGCCGCACGCCGCGCCCGCATCCTGAATGCCGCTGGCGGACCATTTAAGGCAGTCGCCAGCCGTCATGGAGCCATTGACGCCGGTCAGGCCCCCCGATGCGTTGAGCGCCGCAGCCAGCGCGGACGAAACGCCTGCCCCGAGCGCCGACGTTTGCAGCGCGCCGGAAATGCGCGCGTCCGAATAGAGCGCGAAGCCGCCCGCAGCCCCCGCCGCGTTCCCGAGCGCCGCGAAAACGCCAGAGCCATAGGCGAACTGAGCCAGCGCATTCGACGCGACATAAAGCCCGTAGCCGTTCGTGCTGCCAGAAATCGCAACACCGATCGAAGGCGCGGCCAGCGCGGCGATGGCGCCCGTGGTCGTCTGGACCGTCGTCAGGACCGCCGCCACCGTCTTGTCGACGGGCACAAGCTCCGCGCCCGAAAGCGCGCCCGCCGCTGGCAACGTCGAGATGGAAACATTCGCCGCGTGCGCGGGCGCAAGCATCGTCGCAAGCGCGAGCGCCACGCAAATCGTTTTCATTTTCATGGATTTCACCCGAGCCTGATAGGGTTGCCGGCTTCGTCGGTGATTATCGCGCCGCTTTCAGTCGCGAGATAATCGGCGCCCGCCGTGAAAGGATCGCCCGAATCGCCATCGGCGTCGCGTTCCGTCGCGAAAATCGTCATGAACTGGCGCTGTCCGTCTTCGTTCTCGACGCCGTTGACGTCGAAGCGGCGCCCGCGCCAGAAGATGCGATGATTGGTCCCGATGTCCGAGCGCCAGCGCGTGACAAATTCAAAGGTGCGCATGCCTTCCGGGCGCCCTGCAACCCATGCCTCGCGCGCGGCCTTGCGCGTCGGCGCCGCCCAAACGGTCGCAACCGCCGTCCATGTCGTGACGATATTGCCGGCGCCGTCCACGGCCTGCGATTGCAGATCGAAGCGGACGCGCTCGCGAAGGTTCGGGGCGCTCACGCCAGCCTCATGTTGCGCCAGGAGCCGAGCACGTCCTCGAGCAGGTGCGGCGTCGGAATGGCGCGGCCTTGGTTGAGCAAGTCGCGGCTGTCATACCAGTGCTTGACCAGGATCTTCATCGCGAAAACCAGATCGTCCGGCACTCCCGAATAAGGCGATGCGTCGAAGCCCGCCGTGAACGTAATTTCGATCCCGCTGGACGGCGCCATGATGACGATAGGCCAGACGGCGCCCAATTTGCGGATGATGCGCCCGCGATAGTCGCTCTGTTCGGTCTGGTAGATCGATGGATCGACGGTCGTCATGGTTCCGTAGGCGTCGCGAAGCTGGAAATTCGTCACGGCCTGAAACGGGCGCTTGGGGATTTCCAGCACGGCAGTTTGCGCAAGCAGCGTCGTGATCGGCCCATCGCGCACGCCATCCCACCATGGCGTGGCGAGGCCGTTTTGCTCATTGCCCGGCCAGCGATCGAAAACCGCCGTCCATGTCTGCGTCATCAACGCAAGGCCGGTCTCTTTTTCGACGCGGCGGCGCGCGGCCTTGATGAGCTGCGTGACCGCCGCGCTTTCGCTCGTGTCGTCGATGCGCGCATAGGCCAGCGCATCCGAGACGCTCAGCGGTTCGCTGGCGGCGTCGGTTACGAGGCGAAGGCGCGCAATCGAGGACTTGTGCATGGTCAGGCCACGGCGGTCGGCGCGGCGGGATTGGCCGGCGCGGGTTCGGCGGGCGCGGGCGCCACGCCCTCAGCCGCGACGATTTGCGCGGTCGCGGATTCGAGATAGTCCGCCACGCCGTTCAACAGCGCATCATAGGACGCCTGCAAAGCGACGAGATCGGCCTTCGCCTGCGCCAGTTCGGCGGCGAGATCGACGGCCGGCGCGGCGCGATGGTTCAAGAGCGCCTGCAAGGCGTCGTGGTTCGCCGCAGCGGCGGCGTCATAGCGTTCTTTGGGAGTGGTCATGATCGGAGACCTTTCAGAGTTTCGGGGGAGCCTTGACCGCCTTGAGAGCGGCCTGTTCGGAGGCGGCCTGCAACGTCGCGGCTTCGGCGATGTCAGCCGCCTTTTGAGCGGCGGCGGCGAGCGCCGCATCCTCGGCTTTCGCGTCGGCTTTGTCGTTTCCCGTCACCTCAATGGCGGAAAGCGTGAGCGGATGCGTCAGATCGTCCGCAACGGCGTCGGGCACGTTCTCGCGCACTTCGCCCTTAAGCCATTTTTCGACCGTGAATCCGTCGGCGGCAACAAAGCGGTCTTCAAGCAATTTGATCGTTTTCGGCATTTGATGCCCTTTCGGAACGGGGGAAAGCGGCGCGAGACAATGCCCGCGCCGTCAAGATCAGCCGGCGGGAAGCTGTTGCGGGAAGCCGAGCACGGCGTACAGGCCGACGAGCGTGCCGGTGCCGTGAACGCCGCCAAAGGTAACGGTGACGCGCAAATACCGCTTATTCCCGACGTAAGTGACCTTGAACGGGTCCACGTCGGCGGTCGCGTGCGCCACGGCAATGAGGCGAACGAAGCCGTTGGCGTCCGGCGCTTGGCCGCCCAACTGCGTCGCATCCGGGTTTTTCCCGAGGATGGTCTCGCCGGAGGTGACGACGGCATAAGTGGAGTTGTCGTCCGAATCCTCCAGCTTCAGCGCGATATAATTCGTGCCGGTGAAGGTGATGCCGCCCGCGCCGACGAAAAAGCCGAGCGAAACGCCTTCGTAAAGATTGGAGTTTGCCGTGGCGCGGTCGATGACGACAGCGCCGGGGGAAGTGGTAACAACCGCTTCCGCGACAAGCCTTTTGACGGTGATGTAAGAGCCGAGGTCGCGCATCTGCGCTATCCTTTCAAATTGGGGGAGCGTGAAAGGCGCGACAGATCGCCGCGCCCCGATGCGTGATTACGAGACCGCGAACTTGAGCAGCTTGGCCGCTTCAAAATTGCGAATGCCGCCGCCGACCCTTTTCGTCATGTAAAACAAGACGTAAGGCTTGAGCGTGTAGGGGTCGCGCAAGGTGCGGACGCCGACGCGATCAACGATCTGGTAGAACTGCTTGAAATCGCCGAACGCGACCGAATAGGACGACGCGGCGATGTCAGGCATGTCTTCCACTTCGGTGAGTGGATAGCCCGCGAAGGCGTCCGCCTGCCCGTTTTGCAAGCCGGGAACCCACAAGTAATCGGCGTAGGTGTTCTTGATCTTGCGGAGGCGAGCAACCGCCGTCCTCTTGGCCAGGAAATGAGCGTTCGGGCGATAGGGATATTTCAGACCGGCGATCATGTCGAAGAAAATATCCGCGCCGGTCCCGATGGTCGAGGACTGCGCCGTGAAGTCGCCCGAAGCGCCGGTAGCGAAATATCCGACCGAACCCCACGCCCAAGAGGCGTCGGCCACGATGGGATAAGCGAGGAACCCCTTCGGCTTTTTCGAGCCGTCGCCAGAGACGAAGGCTTGGCCTTCAACCTGGGCGAATTTCAGCGCCGCTTCCGAGGCAATCCACTGTTCGACGTTGATGTAGGAATCATCCAACATCTGCTGCGTCGCCGCCGGCATGGCGTAAAGCTCGCCGGGGACGAATTCGATTTCCGCAAGCTGACTGGTCGCGGTCTGCGCACGCGGATCGGTCTCGCCAACCCAACCCGCCGCCGTGCCGCGCTTGTTGATCGGGATTTTCAGCGAGCCCGTGCCGATGGTCGTGATCGACCCAAGCGCGCGAATGGGCGAAACAAGCAAAGCCAGTTCGACCATCGCCTGTTCGATCTGCGGCAGGACGGTAAAGCCGCCGTCCGCTTCCGAGTTGGTCAAAAGCGCCTTGGCCTCCAGTTCGCTCAGCGCCTTGGCTTCGACGGCCTTGGCGTAAGCCGCGTTCAGGGCCTCCTCGGAACGCTCGCCGCCCTTGCGGAGATAGCGATCGAAGGCGCCCTTGAGTTCCGTCAGTTCCTTCGCCTCGGCCTTGTCGTCGCCTTTGGTGAAGATCGCCGCGCGCTTGGCCTCCAGAATTTCGGCCTCCAGCTTCACGCGCACGTCGTCGATGCTCGAATTGATGCGGTCAACGTGCTCCTTGAGCACAACGTCGTCGATCTTCTTTTTGGCGATTTCCTTCAAGGATTCGTCGTTCTTGGCCTTGAAGGCCTCGAACGTCTTCATCAGGTCTTCGCCGAGCTTCTTGAATTCGGCGCCAGCGGGCGGGGGCGTGGCGTCGTCCTTGCGCTCAAGCGGGTTGTAGCGACCGCGCAGAGCAGTGGAGGCCATGAGGCCTCGATCATGCTTCGTCATGTGTGAATTCCTTGGATCAGGCGCGCAAAAACTCGGTGAGTTTCCGCAGCTCATTGGCGGCGATTTCCGCCTCTTTTGCCGCCCGATCCGCATCACGCGGCCCGGTTTCGAGCGTTTCTTCATCGTCACGATGAAGGTTTTTGAAGAACGCAACCGCCTTCACGGCGTCTGCCCGCGACAGGCCAGCATCACGCAGGCCCGCTTCAAGTTCGCGCGGGTTGAAATCTTTCACGGTCGTGACGTTCGCCTGTTCGTTCATGGCGAAGGTGACGAGCGAAACCTCGAACAAGCCGAGTTCTTTAAGCTGGCGCACGCCGCCGCTCGTGAAGTCGGCCTCCATCGTCTTGTAGCCGATGGACATGCTGTCGATACATCCGGCCTTCATGAGCGCATAGGCCTCGGCGCCCTGTTGGATCGATGTCAGGATTTGGCCTTTGACGTAAAGGCCCTTGCCGTCTTCAGCCGCGCTCGTCAAGACGCCAATCGGCTTCGTGGTATCATGCTGCCAGAGCATCTTGACTTGGCCGGCAGGGCGCTCCTGTAGCGACTTCGTGAACGCGCCGGGCATGACGACGTCAAAGCCCTTATCGACGTTGCCGAAGGTGCTCGCGTAGCCTTCAAACTCGCCGCTGTCCTTGACGGCTTTCGCATCGAAGACGACGGGGAGATGCTTGAGATTTTTCATTTCGTCACGACCTCCGGCTTAAGGCCATGTTGCGCGATAAGTCGGATCGAGTCAGCCGACAGAATAAACAGGAAAAAGAGCGGGAATGTGCGGAGGAGCCAAAAAAACGGATTGAACCACCATGCGCGGCGCAACCGAAAATGGACCTCGATATGCCCAATTGTGCTCATCCCGGAATCCTCGGATTGTAGAGGCAGACGCATCGGCAGTTGATGACGTTGGCCGCGCTGCCTGTCGGGTCTTTCGGGTATTTCAGCGCCTCGCCGTCAACGGAAAAATCTTCGTCCATGCCAACGCTTTGGCCGTCCGCCGCCGCGTGCGCCGGGCGCGTGCGCGCATCCTCGGTCGCGCACCATTCCTTGTCGAGTTGCAGGCCGCTCGCATCCGCCGCCGCGTCCGCGCCTATGGCCGTGGCCGCGCCGACTTCGGTCCGCGCTATCGTGATCGATCGCGCTTTGCCGATCAGGCCGCCCGTCTCGTTCCGCACACGCTTGGAAATATCCCGCAGGCTTTCGCCCTCGGATTGGCCGTCTCTCAAGGCCTTACGAATGATCTTTTTCGTCGTTTTCAGCACGCCGACGACTTTTTCCGCCGCGTAATTCGTCAGCCAATCCATGATCGAAGATCGCGCCAGATCGATCAGGTCCAGAAATTTCTTGCCGCCCGTCAATTCTTCGATGACGAGCTTCGCGCTTTCGAGCGCCGCGACTTCAAGCCGCGCGTGGTAAATTCGCAAGAGCGCCGCATGATAATGATCGACGACGCCCGCCGCGATTGCGCCCTGTCCGCTCGCCACATGCGCCGCCGCATCCTTCGCAATGCGGTTGAGCAAAGCCGCGACATCGTGCGCCAGACCGCGTTCAAGAGTCGCCGCCAGCATGACGTGACGCCGCGCGCGGGCATTACGCCTGCGGGATGGTTGCTTCATCAAATGCACTCATCCCGGCCTCTACGCCACGCTGCACAGCGCGCGCGATACCGTGCATCAACCCGAACTCACGCGCCTGCATTTCAGGCGTCCATTCGTGCAAAATACCGTCCGCGCCGCCCATGTCGATAACGCGCCCATTGGCCGCGCTATGGGTTGTTTGCATTTTTTGCAACTTACCCCGCGCAACAAGGCGGCCGTATTTCAACATGATCTTTCGGACGCTTTCTCTGCCTAACCCGAATTTCACGCCTACATTTTCAAGCGTCATCCCGGAAAGGCGTAATCGTACAATCTCTTGATTGCGTTCCAGAAGTTCGTGCGGCCCTTCATCGCGAGACGACCGAATATACCCGCGCGCGATTTCAGCTTGCCTCCACGTAGGAAGATCCGTCTCTGCATCTTTTCCATGATCTATCATGCCGATTCCTCGACTTCGCCTCCGGCTTCCGCGCCTTCGTCGTCAACTTCGCTGTCCGCGCCGTCGCCGTCGTCTGGCGCAGCGCCGCCTGTCGGCATTTCGCCTGCGGCCTCCAGCGGGATCATAGTGCTGGAGACCAAAATCACGTCGCCGCCCGCAACCGGGCCAAGCCCTTGCTTCTCGCGCTTTTCGTTGATCGTCATGGAGGTGGATTTTTCGATCCGATCCCATTCCGCCGCGCGCTCGTCCGCGAAGACTTCGAGGTCGTCCGTATCGGGCGCAATCGTGATGTCAGGCCCGAACGCCGGCCCGATCCACCAGGATACCGCCCTGCACCATTGCGCCAAAAGCGGGAGCACGGCCTGCCGATAAAACGCCTTGTTCGCCTCCATGTAGTTCGCAAACGTGTTGTCGCCGGGAATGCCGAGGATCAAGGGCGGCACACCGAAGGCCAGTGCAATCAGCCGCGCCGAGGCGTTTAATCCCTCGCCGAAATTCATGTCCTTGGGCGAAAAGCCCATCTCCTGCCAGACCATCCCGCCGTCGAGAAGCAACGGCTTGCCGGCGTTCGCCTGACCGGAAATCATTTCGTCGATCTGGCGCTTGAGCGACTGGTACTGTTCGTCCGTCAGCTTGTCCGGGCCTTCCTTGGGCGAATAGACCAGAGCGCCGGACGGTTGTGCGCCATTGTCGAGAAGCGCCTTGTTCCAGCGCAGGGCGCCCGTGTGCGCGTCGATCGAGAACGCCGCAGGGTCCACATTCGACAGGCCGCGCCAGTCGTCTGTCGGGTGATAATCGCGCACATGCAAAACGCCGACATTGCCGCGCGGGAAATCGACTTCAACCGTGCGCGATTGGCCGTTGATCTTGAACGTGTAGCCGCTCGGAAAGCCGTCATCGCCCGGATTGACCGTCACACGGCCCGGCTGCCAACGATAAAGCTCCTTCGGCGTCTTGCCGATGTCCACGCGCTCGGCGAAGAATTCGCCCGCAAGCATGAAATCGGAAAGCGTGGCCTGACGGAACGCCTCGCCGTCTTGAACAGGATTCGGGCGGTTGAGCAGCGCGCGCAACGCGGGGATGTCAATCTCGGTCTCGCCGCGCATGATGGCTAGCGGAACAGACGCGGCCGCGCGCGCCGTGAGATAGACGCAGGCGTTCACAACCGGGTTTTGCTGGTAGCCTTCCTTGGCGATCTGTTCCCAATCGCGGCGAGCCCATTGCGGCATTTTCAGCACGCGCGCGGCGATCATGCCGCCAACCGACGACTCCTTGACCTCGGCGACTGGGGCGGGCGGAATGACCGCAAGCGCCGTCGATTTGGAGCGCGAGAAAGGCCAGACCATTAGAGACGCCGCACGCCGGGCTCGGATTGAGCCGGGCCAAGCATCAGCGCAGTCAAAGCCCAAACGAGTGCGTCAACGCGATCCGGCGAAAAGCCTGCCGTCGCCTTGTCGAAGTCAGTCGTCATGACGCACATTTGATCCTCCAGGCGCGCCAGAGTTCCGACATGGTGGACGCGATGCTGTTCGTAAAGCGCCGAGACTGGTTCGGCCCGCGTCGCCTTGCCGTGAGATGCGCGAACCTCTTTGACCGGGACATTCGGATCGATGTTGTGAATGATCGTTTTTATCATCTCGCCGCCGTTGTTCACTTCGGCGACGATGAAATCAGCCTCAAAATTACGGTAGGCCAGCACGGCTTTTCGCGCCCATTCGTTCGGCGTGTCGCCCTGCGTCGTCAGATCGCCGAGGACATACCCCTGACCGTCGAGACCGATCGCCGCCGCGATCATGCCGCATTCGTCGGCGTTCTCGCCGCTGGTCACAGGCGGGTCGACGGCGATGCAAACGCGCCGCAGACTGGCCGGTGCATCCCTCACGCGGTCCCTGTCGAGATTCGACCGCGCCCAAAGAGCGCCTGGCACGTCGTCGATGATTTCCGCGTCCAGCTCCTGCCGGCCGAGTCGAGTGCCTTCGTACCGCTTGCGGATTTGGATCAAGAAGCTTTCGGCAAGATTGGCCGCGTTATCGAAGGTGCGCCCGCGCGTCGTAACGGTTTTCGGATCGGCGATGATCTGCTTGAGCAGAGGCAACGGACGCGGCGTCGTGGTGATGAGCTGGCGCGGCTTGTCGCCGAGGCGAAGGCCGAATTGCAGCATGTCCCATGTTTCTTGAGCGTATCGCCACTTCGCCAGTTCGTCCGCCCAAGCCAGATCGAATTGTGGCCCGCGAAGCTGACTTGGATCTTCGGCCGAAAAGGTCGAGGCCGTCGCGCCATTGTCCCAAGTCAATCGCCGCTTGGACGGCTCGTAAAGCGGTCTGTTCCAGGGCGGCGACGTTGCGAGGATGCCGCTGTCGCCTTCAACCATGACATCGCGCGCATCGGCCGCCGTTTCCGCGACCAGGGCCAGCCGCCCCGCGCGCCCGGCCTCTACCTCGCCGCGAACCCACTCGGCGCCAAGCCTTGTCTTGCCGAATCCGCGACCTGCGATGGCCGCCCATGTGATCCAGTCTCCGGGCGGCGAGAGTTGCTGTTCGCGCGCCCAAAAAGGCCAGTCGTATTGGAGGACAGCCGCCTCGTGCTCACTCAGGCTCGCCAGAAACGCCGCCCGATCCGATCCGGGAAGCGAGGCCAGCCAATTTGCGGTCAAGCGCATCTTTCGTGCCTGTCAGGTCGAGTTGTCCGGACAATTCGACCTTTTCTTTGAACATTCCGAGGTGGCGCCCAAGCTTTTCAAGCGCCGTTTGCTTGTCGGATAGCTTGATCTTGATCGATCCGCCCGTTTCGCTGCGCGTCTCGGAAACTTCGGCAATGACGGAACGCTGATCCGCAGTCAGGTCGGCGCTCGGATTGATCGTGACGCCGCCCGGCCCCCACCTGAAATAATCGCCGGCGTTGGCGAAAGCGATCTTCGCCAGCTCGGAAACGATGCGCTCGACGGTAACGCCGACTTTTGCCGCCGCCGTCGTCTGGATTTCTTCGATGCGCTCGGCGACTTCCTGCGTCCAGCGCAGGATATACGCGTGTTTTTTGTTGCGCCGATAGCCGGCGGCCTCGTACGCGTTCTCCAGCGTCATGCCCGTGGCGAAATGCTGCGCGAACTGCTCGCGGCGCGGGTTTTTCAGGACAGGCATTTAGGGATCGATCATCGGTTCGACTGCCTCACGCGGCGTCGGCGCCTTGCGATTGAACGACAAGACGCCGCGAAGCAGCGCCAGCGCCTGCGAAACGGCATTGTTCGAAAGCACATCGAACGCGCCGCACGCCAGCGCCAGATCGGAGATGCACTTTTCGACCAGAACGAGCGCGGCGTTGTCGTCGTCGGCCATGTTCGCCCCCGCGAAATGAATTCGGGCCACTTTCCCCAAAGTCCGGCTGTATATTGTTGAGCCGAGGCCCGAAACTTGAAAGCCGCCTGCGAGAACAGACGGCGAAACTTGAAGGATTTTTGTGTGTGCGCGGCACAAGGCCACTTACGCGGCCTTTTTGGCATAAGCCGAGATCGCGCTGGGCTTGGCCCTAAAGACGATCTCGACGTGTCCACTCTCAACAATCATCGGAGAAGGACGCCCGAATATTTCAATCTCTACCTTGAGAACGCCTTTTCTGTCAACCGCCGTAACGACGCCCTCAAAGCCAGCGAACGGCCCTTCGTTGATGCGGATGCGGTCCTTGAGGCGCGGCAGATGATCGGTCGCCCTGCTGTCCTCTGGCCTGTGCGCCTTGAGCCAGTCGATCTGCGCATCCGCTACCGGCAAAGGTTTTCCCGTGTCCTTTGCGCCGAGGATGTCCGCGACGCCCGTTGTCGTTCGGACTGCGGCGGCGAGGTCGTCCGTCATCGCGCATCGGATAAAAAAATATCGGCCGAACCGCGCCGTGCGAATGTCGCGCCTTGGTTTGCCGTGGCGTCCGCGCGTCGGATCGCGATGGACATCGAACGGGCGCCAGATCGTCAGGCCTGCGACGGCGAGGGCGAGCTGCGCTTTGTCGCCGCCGTTCTCGTTCGCCTCGATGACGAACCATGCGGCGCTGTAGTCGTTTTGTGGGCGGTCTGACACGGGCATCTCCTGGGGGATGTTCCGTGCGTCGTGTGGCGGGGCGTCGCCAATCTGGACGATCTGGCCGGGCATGGTCAAGCCCCTGCTGACGGGATTTGTATCTGTATGCGCGATAAAGAAAACCCTCATAGGCGGGAGAAAGAAATCAATTAAATTAGAATCATTCATACTTACATACAGATAGATATTATTAATGATATTATATTGATTTATAAGGGATTTTTGGCCTCCTATCTGTATGCGTCATTTGGTATGAGTATGAAAAAAAACGCCCGCCAAAAGCGGGCACTGGTATGAGTATGAAAGACGGGTATGAAGGCGTTTTTTCATACCGGTATGAGGCGATAGGCCACAACTTTTTTTGTGTCGGATCGTTTGTCCGTCACGTCGATGGCCTCGACGCGACCACTTTCCACAAGGTCCGCGATTATTTCCTTGATTTCAGCCGATCTGATTTCCGATCGAATCGCGTTTTGAATATCCTTCACCTTGCATGTCCCCTTTTTCTTGATGATGGCGATGATCCGATTGACCCATTTTCCGCGCACGGTTTCGCTGATCCTGTCCCGTGCGCCTTCGATCATGGCGTCAGCCGATTGCAGCGCCAGCGCGGCGCCCCAATTCATGTCCTGCTCGGTCAGGCGAGGGTCGCGCGGATCGATGCCAACGGCGCGGATTGTGGCGAGCCTGACGGCCATTTCCGCCGTTCGGACCAGATAGCGTTCCTGCTCAGGATCGGCGTCCATGCGCTTCGTGATCGCCTCCTGAAGCTCATCGAAGGCCAGCTCGGCGAATTCGTCGCGCCACGGGGCCATTGCCGGTTGCGATTTCAATTCGATATCGCCGGCGCCGTGATAGGTCGATGCTCCCATATCGCCCAGTCGCCAATAGACCGCATTGACGCCGTCTATGATCTCTTTCGGGACTTCGTGCTTATCTTCTTCGGGCTTGGTGCGCGGCGGGCGCTTGGGGTTTTCGAGGATCAAAAATCGGTTCAAGAGCCCGTTGCGCGTGTCCTGATCGGAAATGGCGTCGTAAAATTCCTCGGCCGTCGATGTCCCGAAGATCGTCATGGCCGGCGAATAGAGCAGCTTGAACCGCTCGCCGGCGCGCTCCGTCGTCGGAACGATGTCGCCTGACGATCCCCACAACGTCCGCAGCATGGAGGATATGCCCTGTTCGTGCGTGCTGGCCTGCCGGTTCTTGCCGCGCGCCAGGAAAGCCCCGAATTCGTCGATGGCGCAAACGCAGGCCGGCGAGCGCTGGACGGTGTTCACGACGGATGTCTCGGACGTAAACTTGCCCGCGCCGATCAGGTGCGACATTTTCGCGGCGACCAGCACGCGCCCAATAGATTTTAGAGGATGGTCCTTGCCGCCGCCCGTCGAGGCGACGCCGATGGTGTAAAGGTGCGTGCCTGACTTGGTCGGGCCGCAGAGCTGGCGGCCGGCGACTGTGCCGACGATGGACAGCGCGGCGCCCATGGCGAGCAATGGCTGCTGAAAGTCCGCCGTGGCGACGATCCAATCCGCGATCTTGCCGACAAGGCCGGGGCAACGCGCGGGATCGATCCCGTCGAGCCAAGGCGGCCGGCGCGATGGCTTGGGTTTGTCATCTTTGCGCGCTCTTGGCTTTGGATCATGAAAAATGACGGGCGCCGGCGCTTCGATAACCTCTCCGGTCTCCGCGTCCGCCGTGACGCCGCCGACTTCGACGGTCGCGCGCGGCTTTGGATCGTGAAAAGTGTCAGACCCCCATCGCGTGATTTCCGCCAGCCATTCAAAAGCCCTGTTCGGATCGGAGCAAAAATTGCAGGCTGTCACCAGGTCGATGGCCGTGTAACCGTGATCGGCGCCGAAGTCCTTTATGCCGCCGGGCGTGATTTTCAGATTGAGCTTGCGCTTGTCGAGAGGCTTGCCCGTGCAGGACGCGCGCCAGTCCGCGACGGCCTCCCATCCCGCAGATGTCTTGCGCAGACGATAGAGCGGCAGTTTCGGAACCCATGCGTCGAGATTTGCGAGCGCGTGCTCGTTGAGGATGCGAAAAGGCGTCTTGTCGTCGCCGGTCGGCGCGCGCCCCGCGATGGCCTTGCGCTCCACCTCGGCGGCGTAGCCAAGGGGCTTGAGCGCCGCGACGATCAGATCCAGCGCGTTAGCCGGCAGTTCGGGAAGATCCTCAATCGCGATATCTTCAAGCGCGGCCTCGCCAATCCAGACATAGGGCTTGCCGGTTTCGGGGTGGATGCTACCAGGAACTATGGTTTGCCTTCCCTCGCAAAGAACATCTACCAGCCGCTCGGAGCGGCCGTCCGGCAATTTTCGACTAAATGGCTTGCTTTCAATTTCGCCGCGATAGAACGACGTCTCGCCTTTCTGGCCGCGCTTGCGGGCGGGCGTATAGGGGAGCGCGCGCCGCATCGCATCGGCGGCGTCCTCGGTATCGGCGTCGATGGCGACGACGCCGCCCGAAGCCCGGCCAGTGATGATGCACACGCCACCATCAGGGAGACTGCTCCATATGTCAGTCTCGCGCTCGGACGGCAGGCGCGAGAGATAGCGCCGCGTCCAATCGCTCATTTTTGTCCAGCGCCCACTAACAACCATTCCCGGCGCCTTCGTGCCGGGGACAATGGGGACAGCACAATAACCCCTCTCAATAAGCCTGACGCCAACGGTCGCATATGGGGATGTCGTCATTTATCTACCCCACATGCGCTTGTTTCTTCGTCGTTAATAGAATTAATAAAATTGTTATATTCTCTGTTAATCCTTCGCCTATCTCGACTTTTTTTCTTCACTACGTCAGAATTTCTCACATAGTAATCTTTTGATCGCGCTATCTCCTTTTCAGGAGACGCGGCATATCTTTTTATATGCTTCTCTTTTGCGGATTGAGGGTTTTTCTTATTCCATTCCCGTTCGCGGGCGCGCGCTTTTTCAGGGTCAGATGCGCGTTTGACGTTGGCCCGGTGCCGGACCAATTGCCTATTTTTGTCCGTATATTTGCGCGTGCGCTCGCGCCCCTTTTCCGGGTCGCTTTCATATTTTGATTTAAGCTTTACCCGAGCGCATTCGGCGCAAGCGCCGTCGCTGGCGTATCGCTCAACCACATGCCCGTGTTTGCACGGGTTGCCAGTGAAATATCGCTTCGATCCAATCACCTTGGCCTCAGCGCGCGTCTTCGGAAGTTCCTGGCAATTTTCCATCAGAATGGAGCCGTTCCTGTCGAGATTTGCTGACGCACGGATTCGCCATAGGCGAGCAGGAAGCTTTCGCAGACGCGCCGCAGTTCGGGCGCCTTTTGCGCGGCGTCGGCGACGGCCTTGAATTTGACGCCGTCCATGTCCTCCAGGTTGCGCACGCCGTTGGTCCAAAGCGCGCTCAGGAGGACTTCGGCAAACGCGTCGAACGTCTGCCGCGCCGCTTCGTCAATGGCCTTTTCTTCGTATCGGTCGAGATGCTTGGCCGCCATGTGATAAACGCTTTCAGCGAGAGGGAGGCAGTCGGGATTGTCGCAGATCCATCCGATGGGCAGGCCGACCTTTGAACAGACGCCGCGCGGGCCAGCGCGCCTGCCGCAGACGCAACAGGTGAATGGTTCGATGTCGCGTTTTTCGCCCAGGAGGATGGTCATGCGTCGGCCTTCCGACAGAAATCCTGGCAACGGAAACGCGAATCCGTCGTCTCGCCTTCGTTCGTTGATGCTGGATTTCCACACCGTCCGACGGTTGTTTCGACCTGCAGCCACGATTTGCAGGTTTCGCAGCAGTTCGGAGGCCAGCGAAGCCATGATGGAGCCGGCATTGCGTCTTGCTTTTGGTTGCTCATTCCGTCGCCTCCCTCACGATTTGCAGCGCCACTGGCCGCGCGTTCAATTTGTCGTCAATCTCGACGATCCGCCCGTCGGGGCGCCGCACGCGCCAGCCGCTCACGCGCCAATATTTCCCGTCGCGTTGGATCGTGATTGCGAGAATGTGCGCCTCGTCCGCCAACCGCGCGACGCCGTCGGCGACGCTGGCTGGCGCGGGCGTTCCGACGATGGACCGCCACCACTTCGCGGCCTTCGCGCCCGCAAAGCCAGGATGCTCGACGCAAATCCATTCCCGATATTCGGTGACGCCGACGTAATACTCGACGCGCATCGACGGAATGGAGCCGGGCTTTTCGTGCCGCGCGGCGTCGACGCTCGCGACCTGGAGCCAGCGGTTCACAATCTCGCGCGACATTACGGCGGCGTCGGTATCCGCGCGCGCATGGTGTTTTGGCTCTGCCGGGCGCTCCCACTCGTAGCCGCAGCCAGTGCACTCATAGACGCGGACAGAAACGAGCGTCTCGCAATGAGGGCAGGCTTTCGCCTTGACGGCGTCGACCTCGGTCCGGCCTCCGCCATCGCTCTTGACGCTACGCCCGCTGATATGGATTGCGTCAACCGGCCCGTGGCGCCGCACATTCTCAGCGAAGTCTAGAACGAGACAGTCGGCTTTGCCTTCGTTGAGGCGCGTCCCGCGTCCGAGCATTTGGACATAGAGCGAGGTCGAAAGCGTCGGGCGAAGCATGGCGATCAGGTCGCAGATCGGCGCATCGAAGCCCGTCGTCAGGACGTTCGCGTTCGTCAGGCATTTGATCCGGCCTTCGCGGAAGTCGCGAATGATCCGGTCGCGGTCGCCTTTCGTCGTCTCGCCTGTCACCATTTCGGCATGAATTCCGCGCGCCCGCAGCGCATCGCGCACGGCCTCGGCATGGGCGACGCCAGCGCAGAAGGCGAGCCAGGCGCGCCGATCCGCGCCCTTGGAGACAATTTCGTCGCACGCCGCCTGCGTCACGATGTCCTTGTTCACGGCAGCCTCCAACGCCCCCGCGACAAACTCGCCACCGGCGCGCTTGACCTCCGAAACATCGATCACGGCGCCCGTGCGGCGACAGGTGAGCGGCGACAGATAACCATCGTCGACGCCGCGCCCGATGTCGTAGGAGTAGACCACATCGTCAAAAAGCGCGTCGCCGCCGTCGTCCAGCCGCCCAGAATCGAGCCGGTATGGCGTGGCCGTGAAGCCAGCGATGCGCAGGCCGGGCATGGCCAGCTTCATCTTGTCGATGAGCTTGCGATATTGGCCGTTGCCGCTCTTGGGGATCAAGTGCGCTTCATCGACGATGATGACATGGCGCGGCCCGAGCGAATGCGCGTCCTCTTTGGCGACGGACTGGATCGAGGCGTAGAGTATCTGCGAACGCTTGTCGCGCCGGCCGAGACCCGCCGCATTGATCCCGACGGGCGCCTGCGGCCATGAGCGCAAGAGCGCATTGGCGTTTTGTTGGACCAATTCCTTGACGTGCACCAGCATCAAAATACGGACGTCGGGATCGGCCTCGATCAGCCTGCGAACAAGCGTCGATATGACGATGCTTTTTCCGGTTCCCGTCGCCATGTCGCAGAGCGGGTTGCCGCCGCCGCCAGCCCAATAGTCGATGATCGAGGAGATTGCCTCCTCCTGGTAGGGGCGAAGATGCGTCACGCCGCGCCCTCCTCGTCATTGGGGATAGGAGCAAACCCCGTCTGAATAATGCGCGGGTATCCTGGAGGTTGAACGGTCAGTTCGGAAAGCAGATCATGCGCGGGTCCGAGTCGTTCGGCCTCTTCGAGATATTTGCAGGCCTGCCGAAAATAGGACGGCTTCAGCTCGGTGCCGATGAAGCGGCGGCCATTGCGAAGCGAGACATAGCCCTCCGATCCGACGCCCGTAAACGGAGAATAGACGACTTCGCCTGGGTTGGAATATTGGAGGATAAGACGTTTCGTAATGTCGAGCGGCATCGGGCAAAGGTGCTTTTCGGCGTCCCCGCCCCGCGCAATCCTGACGTTCAGCGTGTCGGTTTCGTCAGTATCGGTCCAAAGGTCTTCGATCTGATAGGACGGTTGAGCCATGTCCTGCCACATTTCGAGCGGGAAATTCGCAGGGGAATGCAGCACGGGCGGCGTCTCCTCCATGCCTTCGGCCCATTTGCGAAAGACGACGACATATTCTGGCAAGCCGCCGCCCGTCCGCGCGCCATCGGTGCGAAAATTCTTGTAAAGCAGCCGGTCGGATTTTGTTTTTTGCATTTCACGAACGGGACAGCGCCAGATCGTGATGCGCCGATGATAGGTCCAGCCCTCTTCGATGTGCGTGCGAATGCAATCGCCCGTGAAGTCGCGGAGGCCACGGTCGCCCTTCTCGCTGGCGTTGGAATAATAGACCAAGTCCTTGACGTGAATCGCCGTCAGCCGCCCCGGCTTGGTGACGCGGAACAGGTCGCGGACCAATGGCCGATAGGCGATCTGAAAAGCCGCGTCGCCCTCGACGTTTCCCATGTCGCGCTCGGATTCGGAATAGATGTAGAGCGAGGAAAACGGCGGCGAGTAGACGGAAAAATCGACGCTGTTCTCTGGCATCTTGGCCGTAAATTCGACGGTGTCGCAGTTGTAGGCGGAAAAGGATTTTCCATGTTTTTCGGCGAAAACTTCGGCGGTCATGAGCGCGCTCCAATAAGCCAAGCGGGCAGTGTGGCCGGCTTGTCGGGATGATAGGTTTCAAGGATTTGCCGCGACTGGACGGCGCGAGCCATCGCCGCCGACATTTCGACCTTCATGCGACCGTGATCGGCGCCCTTGCGGTTGACGTTGGCGACGATTTCCGCCTCGGTGTCGGCAACGACGATATGAGCCGTGACGGGCCGCTTTTGCCCGAAGCGCCAGAAGCGGCGCACGGCCTGATAAAAAGCCTCGTAGGAATGCGACAGGCCGCAGAATATCGTCACGTTGCAGTGTTGCCAGTTGAGGCCGAATCCCGCGATCTTCGGCTTGGTCAGGATGATGCGGACTTCGCCCTTGGAGAAACCGTCCAGCAGTTCCTCCTTCCGGTCTGGCGACATGGAGCCATGAACCTCGACGACACCCACCACGGCCTCGCGCACGGCATCGGCCTCGTAATCGGTATCAACCCAAATGCAGATCGGCGTCCCGTCGGGATAGCCGGAGACGATCTCCGCGACCTTGGCGGCGCGCGCCTTGGCCGTCAGCCGCTTCTCGCCATGAATTGCCGTCGCGGATCGGTCAGGGATGCGGAACAATCGGAATTGCCCATCGTGCTTTTCTTCGCCGGCGCCGACGCTGCGATCCGCCGCGATGATATGGCGCTCGATCTTTAATTCCGGCAAAACGAACCCGTCGTCGGAAAAGCCCAGATCGGATGGCTTGGAGACGCACCGCGCCCATGAGGCAACCCAATCCCAGAACGGGCGCACGGCAGGTTTCTTGAGCCGGTAGACGCCCGCGTTAGCCTGGTCGGCGATGAAAAACCGTGACAGCATTTCCGACGACGGCATGACGCCGAGGAAAGACGAGTGCTGTCCAAGCTCCGTGTGATCGTTGGGCGCGGGCGTGGCAGATCCTGCGAGGCGAAAGCGCGTCTGCGAAAAGGTATCGATCAGCTTGCGCGTCGTGACGCCCGTAAACGATTTCAGGATTGAGCTTTCGTCCAGGATGACGCCGGCATAGTCGTGCGGATCGAACCGGTCTAGGCGCTCGTAATTAGTGATAACGATGCGCGGCGTTTCGGGCGGCGCGCCAAAGCGCGATATTTTCGCGTCGATGCCCATGCGATCGGCTTCGCGCACATGCTGCGCAGAGACCGCCAGCGGCGCCAGCATCAGGACGGGCTTGTTTTCCGCCTCGACGACGCAGCGCCCCCATTCCAGCATCATCGCGGTTTTGCCGAGGCCAGTGTCATAAAAAAGCGCATCGCGCCCGCCGCGAAGGGCAAACTCGACGCCGTGCCGCTGATGATCGAACAGCGTCGAGTTGAGTTCGGGTGTGTGCGTCAGGCCATGCAGTAGGGCTTGCGGACGCTTGGAGGCGCATGCCGCGCGGTAAGCGGTCAGGTCGCTCATGCCGACTTCCTTTCGAGCCAGCGCACGCGCGGAAGCGAAACGACGGCGGTTATTCCCGGCCCAATGCCGACAGAGATGGACCGATCGAACACCTCACGCGTGACGGCCTCGATCTTGAAATCCGGGCGCGTCTCAAATGTCTTGCCGCGCTCGGCGGAAACCTTGGCGTCATTCATGGCCGCAATCCCTCTTTGCTGTCGACGCCATCGGTCCAGAGCCTGCCGCCAACTACAAGGCGATAGGTTACGGTCGCGGCGTCTTCGTCGGCGTCGATCTGTTCGCCGGGCACGATGTCGGGAAGGAACAAGTGCGCAGGACAGGCCGCCTTCTGTTGCTCAAGCGTCAGCTCGGCGCCCGTCGATCCGCAGCGCCAGCGGCCTTCGCCCGTCAGCGTGACGTGCAGGCATGTCCGGCAGTTGACGCGGGGGAAATCATCATAGCGGCAGACGCGCTCGTGCTTGCACCACTTGCAGGCGTAGCTTTCGATCTTGGCCGGCGGCCGATCCGACCATGCGATGCGTTCGGCCTTGAGTTCCAGGCAGATGACGGCTTGCGGATCGATCTTGACGCGCTCGGTCTCGACTTCATCGGTGTTCTTGTTCACGGCCATGAACAGCGTGCGATCGATCCCATGCGCGGACATTCCGATCTGGACTTGCGCCCAATAAGTAGAGCTGAATTTTTCCAGGCCGAGCTTGCGCCATTTGGTGAAATTGGCATCGGACATCGTCTTGCATTCGACGATGTGCAGAGCCTTCGCGGCGCCAGGGATGCCCTTTGCCTTGGCGTCGAGCTTGGAGACGACGACGCCGTTGACGAAGGTCGCCTCCCATTGCTGGCGCGTGTTCGGATCTAGCGAGGCAACAGCGCAGCCGATGGCGCGCAGATCGTCCAGCATTCGGACTTCTTCGCGATGGCCGGTCTGGAAAAGCCGCAGCTTGCGGCCTTCGATTTTCTCATGAGGCGAGACCCATCGGAAGTCGTACCAGATCGCCCGGTCGCACTCCTTGCCGATGGACGAGGCGCCAATGCGCGCACTGTCTCGCGGCGTCTCGCTGGCCTCGTAGTGACGCTCAATCGCGAGCGCCACGGGGGATTTTATGGCTTCGATCTTTGCCATAGTCACAAGCTCCGCGAAGTTTCGGAGGTGACGCCGTCGGGGAGCTTGCCTTTGGCCTTGCGGTAATCGCGCGCCGCCGTCTTGATGGCGTCGGCGATCTTTTCGGGCAGAATGCCGCCGCGCTCTTTGAGAATGGCTTTGATCGCCTTGGCCGCATCCTCGATTATCAATTCTTCGGTCGTGCGGCGCGAAAGCGCGCGGCCAAAGCCGCCGACGATCTTGACGGCGGAATCGCGCTCGGCAATTTCCGCCGCGCGTTGCGCGCGCTCCATTTCGGCGAAAGCCGCGTCGGCCTCCAATGTCGCCGCTCCGACATCGGTAAACTCTCCAACTTCGGCGCCCTCTTTGGCCTCGGTCTCGCGCGCCTCGGCTTCGCGCGCCAGCCGTTCCTTTTCCGCCAGCGCCTCTTGAGCGGCGCGCGCCTCGGCGGCCCGGCGCTTTTCCTCGGCGTCAATGAACCGATCCAGCCGCGCCTTGACTTCGTTCAGGAGCTTCTCGAGCGGCTCGCGCGCCTCGCGAAACTCGGCGTTGATCCCCTTCACCTTTTCGTTGAGGGGGCGAACGATCCCGTCGCGGGTTTTTTCGAGTTCGTCCAGCGACGCCTTGGCGCGATCGATGAACAGCTTGGCCTCTTTGGCTTCCTCCAGCGTTTGAACAACGGGCCGGTTTTTCAAATATTCGGCCAGCGCGTCGAAAGTGATTTTTGCCATGTCGATTGGCGAGGGCGGATTATTGGCGCCGGCGATGGCGCGCGGGTTTTCAAGAGCGGTCATTTTGGCAAGCCTGTAGCGTTCGCGGAAACGATGTTCCGCGTTGGTTTCGGGAGATGGCCGGGCGGGAGCCCGGCCTATGGTTTCAGAGGATCAGCGGCGCCAGGGCATCGCGCCACCGCTGGCGGCCTTGGCCGGCGCGGGCGCTGGCGCATCCTGCCGGGCGGGCGCGTGACGCGGAGCGGGCGCGCTGGCGTGGTAAGGCGCCCAACTCTTGACGATATTCTTCGGAAGATATCGTCCGGCCTTATCAACTTCGATGGCGACAGAGCAAATGATCGGGATACCGTGCAGGTCGTCCGTGTTCT